TACAAATGGCAGCAGATGTTGCAAATAAAAATTTATCTTATCAAAAGAAAATAAACGCTAATAGAAATCTTAATGATAAAGAAAAATTAATTGAATCTTTAATGCCACCTGAAAAAACAGTTATGTCAGATAACGCAATGTCTTTAAATTTTAAACATTGGGTATTAGAAAATTATCAAAACGAAGAATTAAGATTAACACACAGAACAAATAACTGGTCAGCTATTTCATCTGATGGTTGGGATGGAGAAGTAGATGTTAATTATAAAAGAGATGGTAGAACAGTAGCTGTATTTGCACATCCTAAAGATAGTATTAGAGCTGTTGCTAAATTGTTTTTAAATCATTCTATATTAACTGAAAATATTAATGGTGAAAAAATACCAAGTGAATATGGTTCAGAACCTACAATTGAGGATATTTTAACTAAAACAAAATATGCAACTAATTTAGCTGCTTATTTTGAAATGTTAGAAGATCATCCTACATTAAGTAAAGATACTAGAATTGATTTACTAAACGCTAATCAAATGCATAGTTTAATTAAAATGATTATGAAACATGAAATGGGCCCAAATTATTATTTAGAAACATTTGGTAAAAATAATGCATTTGTTGACTCCACTATATTTAGAGGAATTAAAGAAGCCTTTAATTCATATAATGGAGAGCTTGGTAAATTATAATGGCAGTATTTTTTCCCAAACCTATTGTAACAGAAGATCTTAAAACTAAACATGAAGATCCTAAATTATATAGATGGTCAGATGCATGGGATGGTTTTAAAGATGAAAACCTTACTGCAATAGCTGCTCAAAAGTTATTAGATAATTCTGATTTTCCACCAGACAATAATTACAATCCAGCTGATGATCCTCAATTAAAAGGTTTTGATGATCATATGCATCATTTTTATTTTAGTCAAAGTGCAGCTGAAACAGAGGCTTTAATTAAAAAATTACAAGCACATCAAGATACTGCTTATCATTCTCCATATTATTATTTAGGTAGAATTACTGGAGCATTAACAGATCCTTCTACATTATTGTTTTTTACTAAATTTGGACAAGCAGCAAAAATAGCTGGAACTGCAATGGTTGCAGAAGAAATTGCAAAACAAAATATGGATCCTATGAGGGATGATGAGTTTGTAGCTTATACAGCATTATGGGGATATTCAGTACCTGCTATATTAAATAAATTATCTTCACCTACTCCAATTAAAACACAACAAAAAATTAAAGAAGCTGATGATTATTGGATAGGTAAAAATACAGATAAACCTTTAATTAAATCTGATGATATAGCTGTTGATGGAACTTTTGTTAAACCAGATAAAACAGATTTACCACCTACTTCTGTTGGATCAGCAGGTGTGTCTAAACCTATTAGACAAACAGCTAGACAACAAATGGAAGGTGAAGGATTTATTAAATCTAATTTAAAAATATTTGGAGAGGAAGGGCCATGGACTCCTGTATTTAGAGTTATTAATCAAACTACATCTTTAACTGCTAGAAAAATAATGGGTGATTTATTAGATACTCCATTGCTTAAACTTAAAAATACTAAAGAATGGGGATTTCAATCTACAGGTAAATCAATTGAAACTGATATGAGAATGATGAGAGTAGGTGAAATAGAATCTCATAAAATGATTAGAGAATTATATGAAAATTATATTAAACGAGTACAAGGTTTTGATAAATTACCAAAAACTAATTTAGGATTAAATTTACATAATAGACTAACTAAACATACACAAGAAGGTTTATTAGATAGAATGTCTTTAGCTCAGTTTTCACATGAAGTTACAAGAGCTAGATTAAATGGTTTTAGTCACGATGTTCCAGAAGTTGCTTCAGCAGCTAGAGCTACACAAGATAAAGTTTATGGGCCATTGTTTGAAAAAATACAACAATTAAAAATTAGAGAAATGCCTATTATTTCTGAACTTAGATTTTGGCAAGAACAATTAAAATCTATGAAGAAAAAAGGTGAAGGTTCTAAAACTTACACTTCTAAAGTAGATGGTGTTTCTGAAACATACAATATTTCTAGAATAGAAAGACATATTGATGAATTAAATAAAAGATTACAAAATGTTAAAACTAGAGGAGTCAATGACTACATTAATATTATATATGATAAAAATGCTATTGGAAAAAATTCTAAAAAATTTAAAGAAATAATTAGAGGACATTTTCAAAGAGCTGGAATATTAATTAATGAATCTAAATTAAATCAATTAGTAAAAGATTTATCTTCTCATTTTCCATTTGTAAGATTTGAAAAAACTATAGGTGATTTAACAGAAAGATATGCATTTAATAGACCAAGATATGCAAGAGCTATTAGAGCTAGAGAATTAAATCTTGATAAACAAGCTCAATTAGAATTACTTGATGGTGGATTTATTTTAGGTGATATATTTGCTTTACAAAAAGCATACGCTAGACAAATTATACCAGATATTTTACTTACACAAAAATATGGAGATCCTAATGGATTAGGAGTTAAATTTATTGAAGATGGTGAAATGTCAGGATTTAATGCTGGATTAATGACAGTTGCTAATGAATATAATGCAAAAATTGCAATGGGCAAACCAGTAAATAAAATGGTTTTAAATGAAGTTAAAGTTAAACCTGTAAAATTTACAGAAGGATCTTTTAATAAAAAATTTTCCGATAATGTTAAAACTGGTAAACCTATTAAAATTAGTGCTTATAGAGGAAAAACAAAAGAACCATTTAAAGGAAATATTAATATAAGTGGAACTAAAGGAAGAAGTTGGGCTAATAATATTGAACAAGCATCTTTTTATTCAGATGATATAGTTAAAGCTACATTAAATTTAAATAAACCTTTTGTTATTAAAACAGAAAAAGATATAATTAAATTTGTTAGTGGTTTATTAGATAATACAGTAGCTATTAAAACTATACAAGATGCTGAGGTAACTGCTTTACAAGCATTAAGATCAAATAATGATTTAGCTTTTAGATGGGCTAAAACTCAAGGATATGATTCTATAGTAATAAATTTAGAAAAAAAATCTGCAATTTTTGATCAAAATGAAATTGTTGTTTTTGAATCGTTAACAAAACAAATAGATTCTAAAGCATGGAAAAATGCACTTATAAAAGAACGAGATCAAACATTAACAGATTTAGAAGCTGCAATAGAATTAATTAGAGGTACATATGGATTACCTTCTAATCCTCATGCATGGTCTTCGGTAGCTATGAGAACAGCTAAACATTATAATGCATTAACCATGTTAACTGGATTTGCAGCAGCAATACCAGATATAGCTCGTATTACTATGACTTCAGGAATTAAGCGTGGATTTAAAACTCAGTTTGAAATGTTTTCTGATTTTCTTGATGGTGGAACATTATACAAAATGGGTAAAAAAGAAGCTCAATCTTTTGGTGAAGCTGTTGATATGATTACAGGTCAAAGAGCTATGTTGTTTGCAGATGTTGGAGATATGTTTGGTATGACATCTAGATTAGAAAGTGGAATGGGTAAACTTTCTGCAATTAACTTTATGTATGTTAACCTTATGTCTAGATGGACAGAAATGGCTAAGTCTATGGCTTCTGTTACTATTGGTTCTAGAATAATTGAAGACTCAATTAAATGGTCTAAAGGTGCAAACTTACCTAATAAATGGAAAACAGCATTATCATCTTCAGGTATAGATCAGGATATGGCTAGAAGAATAGCAACTATGTTTGAAAAACATGGAGATAAAACTAAACATAATTTTATGGCTAATACTGCTAAATGGGAAGACACAGCTGCAGCTGATGCTTTTGGTGCAGCGTTAAATAAAGATATTAATATAACAATTGTAACGCCAGGTTTAGGAGATACACCTTTATGGATGAGTACTGAACTAGGTTCAACTTTTGCACAATTTAAAAAATTTGCAATGTCAGCTACACAAAGAATGTTGATGAGGGGTATGCAAGAAAGAGATTTAGATTTTATGTTTGGTTCAATTTTATTAATGGGATCAGGAATGTTAATTGATAAAATATACCATGAGTTTAGATTTGGTAGAGATTATTCTAAATTATCATTAACTACTAAATTACTAAATGCTTTTGATAGATCTGGATTAGCTGGAATATATACAGATATTAATAAAGCAATTGAAACATTAACAGATAACAGAATTGGAATTGGCCCAGCTTTAGGAGAAAATAGACCATTCGGTTCTTCTATGAGATGGAAAGCTGGAACACTTTTTGGGCCAACAGGTGGACAAATATATAACATCTTTGACATCTTAATGGATGTTGGTGGAAATCAATATAACCATCACACTGCAAAGAATGTGCGTAGATTGATACCATTTCAGAATGTATGGTATTTAGATTGGTTGTTTGACGACATACAAAAAGGATTACATTAATGGCTATCACAATATCAGATACAGAACCACGAGTACAATATACTGCTACAGCAAGTCAAACTAGTTTTTCTGTACCTTTCGAATTTTTTACAGTAAATGATATTAAA